AGCCGCCAACGTACGAATCCGGTAAGCCCGATGATTCACCCGAACAACAAGCGCTTAATCGGATCGTCGAAGAGAACGATTTAACCGCGCGAATCCACGAAACGGTAATCGGAGCTGGTTATCGTGGTGATTCCTTCGTCAAGGTTCGGTATGATTATGCGCAAGACTTTTCGGCACTTCCCGAAGGATTCGAAGTACCTGCGGATATTAAACCGGAGTCAATCGTAGAACCGGTTGATCCATCGACGGTATTTCCGGAACTTGCACGTGGCAGTAAGAAACGCTTCAAAGCGGTAAATATCGCATGGGTTGAATGGGTCGGATCTCGGAATGGTGCAATTATTGCGACACTAACCGGTGAGAAATACGAAGCAGTCCCGTTCCTTAACGTCGAGCGGCATTTACCTGGCTTTATCGTATATGAACGTTACGAACTACATGAGCGCGGGGTTGATACGACGTATGGTGTACCGATATCAACGTACACAATCGGCAAAAAAGTCGCTACTGGACTTAAGGATGACGTAGTTGAGACTGGGGTCGCGCGACCATTAGTGTTTCACATACCGTACAAGGCGTTAGACGACCGATGGGAAGGCGTTAGCGGTATCGAGAAAATCGAATCACTACTCGCCGCGATTAACGATCGGCTCGTGCAGATCGATTATATCCTATGGAAGCATTCGGACCCTACCGCTTACGGACCGGACGATATAGAGGAGGCAGACGGTTCTTCCGTTAGGTTCGGCGGTAAGTATATTCCGGTAGGTAAGGACGACGCGACGCCGGGCTATATGGTGTGGAATTCGCAGCTTGAGGGTGCATTTAAGGAACTCGACTATCTCCTCGGCATGGTGTTCCAAATGTCGGAGACTCCGCAGTGGTTATTCGGTACGACGTTGGCAGGCGACTCAGGTGGCGGAACTGGTACGTCACATACGGATGGCGGCGCAATTAAAGCGCGGTTCATGCCGATTTTGGCGAAGGTAAACCGTATTCGTGTTCACGTAGATAGAGCGATCCGTGACGCGCTATGGACGGCGATGGAACTCGAAAACTTTGCGAATAAAGACGTTGATACTTTTGAGCCGTATGAGGCGATATATCCGAAAATCAACTGGCGCGACGGCATTCCGGTTGACGAGAAAGAACAGGCGGAAATAGCACAAATTCGCACAGGTGGTAAGCCTACTTTAGACGTCCACACTGCGATTAAATGGTTAGATAGCGTCGATGATTCACACGCAAGCGCAGTTATGACGCGTATATCGACAGACGAACAAGACGCAATGGGAACGATAGATTCGTCGGTGTTTAACGGTGGTGGCGGATAATGCCGAAATATGACTACGATACGGAGAAAATAGTCAAGGTGTATAAAAAAGCAATCAAAGACGTTCTTACAACGCTTGACCGCATCGATATATCGAATATGACTCGAGCCAACACGGCCGCTGCTCTTACGGAGATTGCGAAAATTCTCGCATCAATTAACGAAGAATCTGCGGCGTGGGTAGCGGAGAACGTACCAATCGCGGCGCGTGACGGTGTGCTTTCCGCACTCGTTTCGCTTGACGTTAATGATGCGGAGAAGGTAGCGTCGTTTAACAAGATGAACCGCGGCCTGGTTGACGCCATTATTGCAGATACACAGTCTGATTTATTAGCCGTTACTCAAAACGTTGAACGACGAGTCCGATCCGCTGTGCGTATGGTTACGGCTGAATCGATGCGAGCGAATATGGCGCGAGGAGTTAACGGTAGGAAGACGATTAGCAGCGATATCCTTGCGGGACTAAAGAAAAAGCTCGGCGATTCCGTAAACACCGGTATTATCGATGCAGCAGGAAGGCGTTGGAAGCCGGAAGTTTACGTCGATATGATAACGCGTACGAAGACGATGGAAGCTCATAAAGAGGCGACCATTAACGAAGCAACTTCGCGAGGTGCGTATTACGGCGTCATATCACGGCACGGCGCGAAAGACGACTGCCGTAAGTGGGAAGGACGAGTCGTTAAGTTAGTTGCGGACGCCCCTGGTGATTACCCATTTATCGGGAGTATCCCAAGGAACGAAATATTCCACCCTTGTTGCCGGCATGTTGTTACGCCTATTCGCGATCCGAAACTGATCGAAGAAACGAAATACGTAGCGCAACCTACGGATGAGACTTTAGAACATGCGGTCGTGGGTAATTTTACACGGCACCCGCGAACTGGTGCTTTGCAGAATATGAAAGGTGGAGGTCATGGGCAAGACAACATAGATTTCCTAGAGAAGCAAGGCTTAGAGTACAATATCGTTAAGGTATATTCTAACGGGGTAAGGATCGGAAACGTTCCAAAGCATAAAGAAAAGCTGAAAAAGACCGGAACAGGACAGTCCTGGTTTCCTAAAGATTGGGATTCTGATAGAATTAAGGAAGCAGGAATGTACGTCGCTAACTTACCTAATCCAAGGCGCGGCCAATATGGGGCTCTTTATGGAACGTACATGAACGTCGATGTCGGTGTTTATGTCGAAGGTAAGGTAATTACTACCATATTCCCCGACGCCAGGCAATCTCATTTGAAAGGAGAGGATTAAGATAGAGAGAGCTGATAAGATCCGGAACATTATTAGAGAAAGGTCTGAACTTGGCGAGAATGATCCAAGAGTCCAGAAGTTTTGGGAATCGTTGACCGACGAACTTTCTATCGACGAGGAGTTTACCATTTCCTTTCTAAATGAGTGCAGCGAAGCGGATATTTACTGGATCAGTGAGGTTTTCGAAGACATTTCGTCAAGGTTGAACAGTCGTAAATACATTGAGTGCCTAAATCAACTCGACAAGAAATACCCCGAACTTATGCTTGCTGACGATATCCAAGAAGCAATAGAATTTATGAATTAGCGTCAATCACGTAATAATGGTTGGCGCTATTTTTATGCTCATTTTCGGACTTACGAAATGTCGGTAAACTTTCGGGAATTATTCGATAGTCGACGGACTTTAAACGGAGGTAAAACGATGAATAACGAAACCAACCGATTTAGACATAAGCTTAATCTCCAATTGTTCGCGGAAGATCCAGCACCGACCGATGATCCGCAAAATCCACCGGCTGAACCAACCGATCCGCCTAAGACATTTACGCAAGCCGAACTCGATGACGTAATCGCGAAACGAATCGAACGTGAACGAAAAAAATACGGTGACTACGATGATATCAAAGCGAAATTGGCGGAACTGCAATCCGCCGAGGACGAACGCAAGCGCGGGGAACTTACAGAGGTCGAACGAATTAAAGCGGACTTGGAGCGTGAATCTGGCGCCAAACAAACGCTAGAATCTGAGCTGTCATCGTTGCGGGAGTCTGTTAAACAGGAGCGCATTAGGAACGCATTTATCTCGGCAGCGACTACCGCTAAGATTGCGTACATTGACGATGCGTGGGCGCTTGCGGATAAGGCGGGAATCAGCGTAGGAGATGACGGGAATGTTACCGGAGTAGATGACGTGATCAAAGCGCTCGTCGAAAGTAAGCCGTTCTTAGTCGAACTGAAGCCGACTCAACCGAGGACTATCGGTGGAGCTACGGATAATCCGCCGCCGGCGCAGAAGACAGCGGAACAATTGCTGAAGGAAGCGGCCGAGAAGGCGAAGAAGAGTGGGAAGATTGAAGACCAAGCGTCTTATGCGAAGTTAAAAAGAGAGTTAGGCCTATAGCCAAGGCGATCCAAAACTAGGGTCGTCTTTTTCATACCCAACAAAAAACCATTATCGGAGGAATTTAAATGTCTAAAATTTTGTCAGGTGAACTAATCGGTAAACGCGAGTCAGTAACTGATCAAGTACTTCTATTGAATCCTTACCAGACTCCACTATTGTCTATGCTCGGATTTAGTCAGCCAGCTACGCAAGTCGAACACATTTGGTTTGAGGATTCCATGTTTTCGGATGAGAGTATTGTTACGACAGTAGCGACGAATGTAGCTGCTGAACTTATCGTAGCAGACGTTGAACCGTTCCGGGCTAATCAAGTCGTAAAGGTTGGCGAGGAATTGATCCTCGTAACTGGTGTCGATAAAGTAGCGAAGAAGCTCGCTGTAATGCGCGGTTACGCCGGTACAACTGCGGCGGCTATCGCGGCAAACGCTAAAATCGAAGTTCAATTCGTTGAGGGCGCAGAGGGTGCCGACGCTCGTGAAGGACGTTTCAAGCCGCGTGTTCGTAAGTCGAACATTACGCAAATTTTCGACGAGACGGTTGAAATCTCCGGTACGTCCGCAGCCATCGCTCAGTACGGTATTGACGACCTCTACGAGTATGAGAAAGCGAAGAAATTGCTAGAACTGGCGCTTCAAACAGAAAAGGCGTTCATTGGTGGTGTACGTTATGAAAACGGAGTTGTTCGTCAGATGAACGGCGTACGTAATTTGATTCAGACAAACGTTACCGACTTGAAAGGCGCAGACCTTACGTTGGATGTGGTCAATGATTCGCTACAAGCGATTTACAACAAGGGCGGATTTAAGACCGGGGGTAATTACGAGATTATCGTGCCAGCTAAACAGAAACGCGTAGTCGGAAAATTTGATAAGGCATCCGTTGTTATCGAGCAAGGCGACAATAGTCGAGGTACGGTGGTTAGTCGTCTGATCACTGACTTCGGTGAATTCAACGTGTCCATCAACGACAACCTTAACGCAGACGAAACGTTGATTCTCGATAAGAATCGTATGGCAATCCGTCCGTTGAAAGGTCGCGATTTTGGTCACGAATATCTCGGTAAGAAAGGCGACTACTTCCAAGGTCAAATCGTCGGTGAATTCACGCTTGAGTTCCTGCAAGAAGCAGCGCACGCACGTATTAAAGGCGCGAAGTAATCGAAAGGGGAGCGAGTAAATGGCGGTATTTCAATCGAAGTACCGCGAACTCTCTTTCTACGTTAACGGCGTAAAGCATTCGTTTGCGAGCGGAAGCTTCTCGACTGATGACGAAGAGGTTATCGCGGTGCTAGAAACGTTGACAGACGCAGTTCGCGTCGATGAGCAATCGGAAGAAATCGAAATGAAACCGGAGGACAAGCCGAAGTCGCGCAAAGCCTCCGCTAAATAACGGAGGTGGTCTTGTGACGGTAAATATCACGGAAGCAGATACGTACATCGCTGCGAATTGTATTGATATCGAGGATTGGACGGAATGTGATGAGGCGAAAAAACAACGGATATTGAACGTCGCTAATCGCACATTGACGTCCAAGTTTTCGAAATTAACGATACCGGACGCAGCGGTGTATGAGTTTGCAAACGTACTAGCAATCGTATTTAACGATACGAATCGGATGAGTAAGAACGGAATCACGTCGTTCTCGGTTAGTGGCGTGGCTTCGTTTAGTTTTGATGACTCCGTGATTACGGGGCCTGACGTAGATTTATCGAAGTTCATTCCGCAGGCAACGCTCGACATCATTGGCGCGGAGAACGGAACCAAGCTCGGCAAGCGGTCCGCGAAATGGACGGTGCTGTAGATGGCGATTATTCCGCTTAAACAGACCGTTATGGTTGCGCGCTTTCTTGGCAATAGCCCGGACTGGAACGAACCAATTTACGATAATCCGACGCCGATGAAATGCCAGTTCCAAGAAGCGTTCAAACTCGTCCGAAACGCGCGGGGTGAAGAGGTAGCGAGCATCGGAACGTTCATCTTCAACAAGCTTCCGGAGGTCTCGATCGACGATCTTTTTTCGTTCACCAACGAAAATGGAGCGGAAACAACGTATACGCCAATCGCAATAAGCGTAAGAAGGGCGCTCAACGGTAAGCCGCTACTAACGGAGGTGGACGTATGAATATCGAGTTTGATTTCGATGACTTTTTTAAGGCGCTGGACTGGTCGAAGGTAGCTGTAAGAGACGGAGCCACGGAAGGAATGCACGACGCTACTGACGACTTGCTTCGTATATCACGGGATAAAGCCCCGCTAAAAGGCGGTACGCTCCGGCAGACATCGGGGAAGAGTGTACAAGCGGGCGAATCCGACGTCACCGGCGAAGTATTCTTCAACGCAACGGAAGTGGATTCGTCAGGTGAACGCATCAACTACGCGCTTATTACGCATGAACTTGGCGAATCATTTAAAAATCCGTCAACGCCGGGTACGCAGCCGAAATATCTCGAACAGCCGATGAAAGAGAACGCAGATAAGTATAAGCGAATGATTGCGGACGGCATACGAAGGGGGCTGGCGTAATGTTTTCAGTTACGGATATTACGGCGTATTTACGTCAAGCGGTTCCGTATACGTACGTCGCAAACGAGTTCGGTACGGCAGATCCGGACGACTGCGCTTATGTGCGGATGACTGGCGGATATGCTCCGTCACAATGGACGACGAAAGGTAAGCCGTCGTTTCAGGTCGTACTCCGCGCGAAGTCGGTAAAGACTGCGGACGCGAAGGCTCTCGAGATAAATGCGGAACTTAACGGTAAAACCGAGTTTAGCTTCGGAACCTCACGTATCGTTAAGTGTATGGCGGATCAATCGAGTCCGATTTACGTCGGTAAAGATGCGAATGGGCGGCCGCTATATTCGATTAATTTCACAGTAACAACGATCTAAGGCGATTCCTAACGGAGTCGTCTTTTTTCTTACCCAAATAATTAATACGGAGGAATGTGTAAATGGCAAGTGATGTTAAGAAAATCGAACTCGGTCCTGCGATTGTCGAGTACGGTGACGCTGCGGATAAAGTGCTGTTCGAAACTACGATCGGCGGTGTTGTACTGACGGTTGAGACGTCTTATAGAG